CGCTAAAGAATTTGACGTTTAATGAATGTCGGACAGATAGAACTGCCACCAAAGCTAGTACCGATCTTCCAAGGGGAGGCAAGGATACGGGCATCTTGGGGCGGCAGGGGTAGTGGGAAGACGCGCAGCTTTAGTCTGATGAGCGCAGTTGAGGGCTATCGCTATGGGACAGCAGGCATATCAGGTCAGATCCTATGTGCGCGTGAGCATCTTAACTCGTTAGAAGAATCATCGTTAGAAGAGGTTAAGGCCGCTATACGCTCAGTTGATTGGCTAGATGACTACTATGAGATAGGTGAGCGATACATCAGGTCAAAGGATGGACGCATCAAGTATGTGTTTGCTGGCCTACGACATAACCTAGACAGCATCAAATCTAAGGCCAAGATTTTACTCGCATGGATAGATGAGGCTGAAGGCGTATCAGAAGAAGCATGGCGTAAACTTATGCCCACGGTGCGTGAAGAAGGCTCAGAGGTATGGGTAACGTGGAATCCTGAGTCAAAGGATAGCGCAACGCATAAAAGACTACGGCTAGAGGCTCCAGATAATAGCCGCGTGGTTAGGGTAAATTGGTCGGATAATCCTTGGTTCCCAAAAGTGCTAGAGCAAGAGCGTCAGGAAGACTTAAAGCGTAGGCCCGACACTTACGGTCATGTCTGGGAAGGCGACTTCTTAGAGTATCCAGAGGGTGCGTTCTGGCTGCGTGAAATCAACCAAGCTTACACTGATGGACGCATAGGTAGAATGCCTGTGGTAGATACTCACCCATGTTTAACTTTTTGGGATATCGGATCGTCAGATGGCTGTGCTGTGTGGGTATGCCAGCAAATCGGCCTAGAACTGCGTCTAATCCATTTCTACGAAGCATGGGGCGAACCATACAGTCACGCTGTTAAATGGCTCCAGACGCTTGATTTGGTCTTTGACACGCACTACTTGCCCCATGATGCGGATCATAAGAGGCAGGGCCAACTCAACAACAAGTCACCAAAGCAGATGCTCAGAGAATTGATGCCATCATCTAGCTGGAGAATAGTGCCAAGAGTGCAGGAATTAATGTGGGGTATTCAATACACAGTAGACCTGTTCCCGTACCTGTACATTGATGATGTGACCTGTGCCAAGGGGCTAGATCATCTAAAGTCATACAGACGTAAATGGTCAAACAGTGAGAGTAGATGGACTTCCATACCCGATAAGTCAGAGGGTCACTCAGAGGCTGCTGACGCACTTAGACAGTTGGCACAGGTGTTTGCATCAGGTGACTTAGGTAAGCGCAACAAGAAGCATAAAGGCCCGTTGATTAGGGGTATTAAAGGTTTGGCTTAGTTGTGATATAATTTGGCAATGTTTATTGTGAGGTATTCTTATGAGTGATGGTGAAGGTGAGATGCAATGTGAGTCTTGCGAGAAGTACGCGCATGGATTAACTACTGTTCAAGGTATGTATGACGTTTGTGACATATGCCTTCATAATTACGGAATAGGTGAAGAAGATGGCGATAAGTAAGGGCATTGATAAATTTATGGCTAGAGCCAAAGAGCTAGGCGCACCACAATGGATCGCCCAGCAAGGCATGGAGCTATCTAACCTTATTGAGTCTGGATTTCTTCAACCACAATCTATAGCTAACAAGGCCCAGATAACTAAAGCTAAAAATATGTACACTGAGGCACTTGGCAATAAATCATTTAGAAATGCTCAAGCAGCTAAATTAAAGTCTAGTGGTACTGTTAAAACTGTGCAGCCTATTGAGCGCCCAATTATTACCCCAGAGTCTTTACAGGGAAGTATTATAACGCCTGTAAGTGGAGACACTACTGTGGTAGGCCAGCAAATAGAAGAGATGTTTGGCTACTCAGTAGATGGCGTTAAAGTTGATGGTGGGCCTATGTTTGGCTTAAAAATGCAAGATGAAGTTATAGATGAGTCAAACCCAGAGTTAAGAGCAGCTTGGGCATCTATGGAAGATGCAGCAAACACAAAGCAAGGCGGCATCGACTTTATAGCGGATAAAACAAGAAATCCCAGAGTAATTGGCGCATACGGGCCAATGACTGACATAGCAATGAATTTTGCTTCCCCGTTATCAGAAATAACAGCAAAGGTAACGCAACAACTTGATGGCATACCTAAGTCTGTTGTTAAGCAATTTGATGCTGCTATAAGAGAAGGCTCTGGAAGAAAGGTTAATAAAAAGACAGGTAAGGTAACATATGATCGAAAGCCTTACCCAGAGTGGGTAGGAATTGAAAGTCAAGATGCTATTCTTCAGCTTACAGGTAATGGAGAATTTCCAAAAGAAGGTGCTGGTGCTTTAAGAAAAGCTTACATGGCAGTTTCTGCTGCAAAAGGTGACGCTAAAAGAGGGCAGATGAATTTCCGTGATTACGGAGTGCCTAATAGAAGCACTATTGTTCAAGAAATAACTGAACCAGAATTACAAGGAGTGCCTAAAGGATCAATGGGCTTCTCTTTATTTGATGCCATTCCTAATCAATCTACAATTCCATTTGGTGATAAAAAATATAACGAAAGCTACGACACTCTTATTGCTGGCAATGCCAAAGGTGGGCATCAAATAAATTACCCACCAGAAGTCTATGCGCCTGATATGATGAATTATCTGTCTCAACAAATAAATAAAGCAGGCAAGCCGTTTTCACGCGATGAGCAAATTGGTTCATTTATGATGAATCCTAATATTTACCAGAGAGCAGATCAGAAATGGCTTGATGGCGTTAAAACTTTTGAAGAAAAGGTTTTAGAAACTTTAAAACAGGGTGGAAAACCAGCATTAGCAACGGCTGGATTAATGTCGGCTATTAACAGTCAAGCTGGTGAAATGGAAGGTCAGTACGATCCAACCAGTATGTCAGGTGTCTTGGGCATGACTCCAGAGATGATGACAGCAATGGCCCAGAGGGACGCATTAGATCAGCAGCGTATGGCAGCAGATGAGCAGCGTTATGGTCAGTACGCAGATGACAAGATGATGCCAAGGGAACAGACCTACTCAGAGCAGCTAGGCAATTATCTTGCTGGCTTGCATTATGGTAATGACGACTCAAGAAGCCAAGCCTATTTTGCTCAGAATATTAGCAATATACTAGACTTTACTCCAGTAGGTTCTGTTGATGCTTTGAAGCTAGGCGCACAACAGCGTGAGGCTGGTAACTCTTTTGAAGGCTGGCTTAACTCCATAGGTGGTGCTGCTGAAGCGGCTATCCCACTTGCTGGTCTTGGCTTTAAGTACGGTAAGAAGGGTGTGCAAGGCTTAATGGAGGCGTTTTAATGGCATTAACTATGATTGGATACTTAGGGTATAATAGCCCATAACTTAAAGGAACAACGATGGCTATTTCAACATTCACAGAGTTAAAGGCATCCATTGCCAACTTCTTGAACCGTGACGATCTGACGGCTACTATACCTGATTTCATATCTTTGGCTGAGTCTTCTATCAACAACGAGATTAGACATTGGCGTATGGAGAAACGCGCAGAGACTACGGTTGATAGCCAGTTCACGGGTATACCTACAGATTGGCTGTCTACGATACGTTTTCATTTAGTGACCAATGGAACTACTAGCCTTAACTTTATGTCGTTAGCAACCATGCAAACAAATAGAGCAGCTAGAAATGACTCTACAGGAACGCCAACAAATTATTCTTTAAACTCTTCACAGTTTGAGTTATTCCCAACACCAGATGGTGCATATAGCGCAATCCTAATGTACTATGAAAAAATACCTACACTGAGCGATTCTGCTAAAACAAATTGGTTGTTGACGCATCACCCAGATATTTACTTGTATGGCGCATTGTTACACTCTGCTCCCTACCTTAAAGAAGATGCTAGGGCATCAACGTGGGCCGCTCTTTACTCTGCTGCTGTAGGTCGCGTTAATAGTGCAAGCAGCCGTTCAACAGCCTCTGGCTCTGGCCTAAGATTAAAAATAGGAAGTTACTAATATGTCATTTACTACGTTTTTGGAAAATGAAGTGCTAGATCATGTATTTCGCAATGCCGCGTATACACCACCATCAACCGTCTATATCGGACTGTACACATCTGCTACGGGTGCAGGCGGCACTGGCACAGAAGTCTCAGGTAATGGCTACACGCGCAAAGCAATGGCTTTTGATGCCTCTTCTGGTGGGGCAATCGACAATGGAAGCGCAGTCGAGTTTCCAACCGCGACAGGAACGTGGGGAACCATAACACATACGGCAGTATTGGACGCTGCTTCTGGCGGCAATATGCTTGCTGAGACTGCGTTAACGGCTAGTAAACCAATCGCTAGCGGTGATGTGTTTAGGTTCCAAGCAGGTGAATTTGACATTACCCTAACCTAATATGAACGGTTACGGTGCAGCAAATTATGGCATTAACATCTATGGTCAGGCGTACTATGTAAACGCTGCTGCTGTTATTAATGCTGCTTCTAATGTTACTGCTAATGGTCAGCAGGGCGATTTAGGCGCAGCCGTTATTAATGCGGTTTCTAATGTCACGGCAAATGGCACTAAAACGGGTCATGCTAGCGCAGTAATACAAGCTGTGAGCAATGTTACGGCTGGTGCAGAAGAAGTAGTAGAAGCTCAAGCGTCTATTGAGGCTGCGTCTAGTGTAACGGCTACGGCAGTATTTGCTGTGTCTGCAAGTGCAGATAT